GTCTTAATGATGCATTAAAATCTTGTCCAGATAAAGTAGAAACTCCAATATTTCCAGTTATTGATACTTCTATTGGAGGATAGTTAAATTCATGAATACCAGATCCAGAAGAAACAAAATCAACATATTTTTGACTTCTTAAATTGAAATCCTTTGCAGTAGATCCTACACCAACAGCAGATAATCTAAATGAATCATCATCTACCTTTTTGACGTAATAATTGGTCAAAGTAGAAAGACCTACTATAGGAGTTGATTTAGCATCATATCTTATTAAGTCTCCAGTATGATATCCATGATTATTAATGGATATAATATTAAGAGATGTGCTAATTCCAGTACTAGTAGAAGTTAATCTATTCTTATATCCAACACCAGAACTAGCTATACTTACAGAACTAACAATTCTCTTTTTCTCATTGCATTTTAATACTTGAGTACCTACTCCATAGTCTGTAAGATTAATAGAGGAAATACCAGCAATTGCATCATCAAAACTAGTATGTAAAGATACAGTTGTTGAATTTTTAACAGCGCAATAATAGGGGGAGAAAGTAGTTAATCCAGCAACAGCAGTTTGTCCCTCAGGATCATAAGTTATAAGTTCACCATCTCTAAATTTATGATAAGTACTAAAAGCTATAGTATTATTAGTTAAATCTACCAATCCTGCAGATTCTATAGAATTAAACTTTGCAGAATGATCTACCAAAGTTAAATTAGGTATGGCAATACATCCAGACCCATTTCCGCCAGAAATTTTAATAGTAGGTTGAGATAGATAATCAAATCCTCCATCAAGAACCTGTATACTCTCTACATTACCTTCAACTTCACAATAAGCAGATAATCCACTTCCAACTGTAGATGTGGATGTTAGAATAGGAGGATTAATAACATCATAACCATGCCCCTCAACAAGAATATCAATTCTTGCTATAGAACCATAATAAATTATATCTTTTGATTTATAATTAAGTATTTCAACACCATTAACCAGAATACCTGTTTTGCCTGGTTCTGTTTTAACTTTATTTTCAGGAGTTACTGAAAATGGCAATTTTCTTACTAATTTTTGTGATTCAATTGTTTTTGATGAAAAATCAAATAATTCTAAAACATTATTTTCTATTGCTCCAGAAAAAGATACATAATTACCATTAGAAAGATCTGCAAGACTATGAGAAATTTTTATAGTATCATTATCTACCTTTCTAACATAATATGACTTTTCTGTTATGTCTAATTTATTACTTTCGCTAACTCCACTATAAACTATATGATCTCCTGTAATAAATCCATGATTTGCTATTATTAATTGAGTATCTTCATCATATGATCCAGAAAATAAAATTTTATTACTTGGAACATCTAAAAACTCATTAAAGTAACTTGGAATAGATGGAGAAGTAATATAAACTACTCCATTATCATTCTTATATGCATTTTGAACATTTGTACTATAATTGCTAGATTCTGGATAATTTGTTAATTTTGCTTTAGATAATATTTTTTGAAGTGTATAAGATCTTCCTGTTACTAAATTTCCAGCACTCTTTATAGTTACTTCTTTATGATTATTAATAACAGTAACTTCTGCTTCTGTTTGATTAATTAAAACTCTATCTCCCAAATTTAAAGAATGAGGATCAAATAAAGTTATTTTGTAACTTTCATTGGCTGTATCTGCACTTTCGAAACTTGCTACATTATAAGTAGGACAAATATTATAAAATAACTTAGCTGCTTGTAATGTTTTTACACTTTTTCCAAGATTACCAGATTGTATAATATCTCCTTCCTTTATACCATAAGTTAAAGGCAAATTTAAATCTAAATCTGACAATACTCCTGTTACTCTAACTTTAACTACATTAGCAGTTCCAACACCAGAATATCCATAAGCAAATGCATCCATTCTAACATTTTGCTTAGAAGGGATAACTTGATCTATTCCAGAACATCCAAAAAATTGATTTAGAGTTTTTGAAGTATATTTAATAGTAGAACTAGTTCCATTATCATGATCTACCTTTAAAACGCCAGTAGCACCAAAACCAACAGTAGAATCTACATTAATTACACTAGATCCAATAGATACTGATTCTACACACTTTGTAAGTGGATGAATTGTAAAATCTGAAGGATCTGATTTATTAAACTTATCATAATCTAAACTTAATCTATGATAAACTTTATCTTCTATAATTGTCTCTACATCACTAATAGCACCAACAGCTTTAGGGATTCCATCTACATTATCTTGAAATAAATTTCTATTAATCAAATCTTCTGGATTTCCATCAATAGATTCTACAACAATCTGCTTAGAAACCTTATAATCTGCAGAAGATGGTATAAAGAGATAATCTCTAGGTTTAATAACATCTACATCTTTTCCATAGAGAGCACGGAACAAAATTTCAAAAGATCTATTAGTTCCTTTAGAAGAATAAAAATCTTTTGATTGTTTTACAAATAATCTTTTATCAATATCTGTAGATAAGGTTCTTTCTTCAAATCCAGGAGTAATTTGTCTTTTTACCTTTTTAAAAAACTCTTGTAAAAAACGTATACTTAAATTACTTACTGTAGATCCTGAAGAATGAGTAGATATGCCAGATTGAGAAAAAACAAGCTCATCTGGTTTATTAGGACTTCTATATGAGCTAATTCCACTAAACCCTCTAGAACACCCAGTAAAAGAATTAGTAGTAATTCCAGTATATGTAATAATCTCAGAATCTATCTCAATTAGGCCATAAGAATCAGGAAACCCTGTAGTAGAGTCTACTGTTATAGTATTATCTGCAATTCCAACATTACCAGAAAGAGATGTAGCATCTACAAGGTTAGTTAACTCATCAACTTTAACATATTGATCTAAATTCTGAATAAGGTCTAATGTAGACCCCTGACTTTCTAAAGCAGTATAATATTGAGATAAAAAATCTTCAGCAAGAGGAAAATCCGCTCTTACAAAATCTGGCAGTTGATTTTTAACAACTGAACTAATTTTAACTCTTTTATTCATTGGGATTTTGCTTTTTAATTAATATGTTGACGAAGATCCTAAAGTATAGGTATCTGCAGCTCTTAAATTTGTTGTAGTAGCAGAAGAAGTTGTTAATCTTGCTATATCAGAACCTTTATAACTTGAAGTTCCAACATATAGTGTCCCTGAACTATTGTTTCCAGAGTCAATGTTATCAGATACCATATCTATGGTACTAGCACTAATATCTAGTTGCAAATACAAATCCTGCAATCCAATAACATCATTAGATATAGGACATGCAGATACTTCTATCATTGGAATGCCCTGAACATGTTTAGATGTCGACATAATATTTATTGGAGAAAGCATAATCTCTCCTTTGTCATAATCAATAGTTCCTACAGAAGGAGAAACTATGGTAGCACTATTAATGCCAGATAAAGTGAATAAAAATAAGTTTCCAGTGTATCCACCAGGTATAGGGGTATCTCCTAGATAAACAGTATCTGATATACCAAATACATTAAATCCAGAAGACCTAATATTATAACTTTGATTACCTTTTTTATAAAAAGGATTTCCAAAACATAATTCATACTCTGCTGTCCGATTCAGCATAGCCCTCATATCTCTTCTTATCTGAACCTTAGTAATATTTGACGTAACTGCTTCACTACTATTATCTACAACACTTTGAAACTTACTATATTTGAATTTTGCTCCATATTTGTTCATTTCTGTTGAATCTGCATACTTACTAATATTATCACTAATAACACTCTTTAAAGATTCAGCACTTGGAGTTAAATTTGCATTATAATAAGCATTAATATCAACTTCCACATACAAATACTTAAGATCTTGTATTTCAGTTATAATTCCAGCAACACTATACTTACGTAATTGAGTTTTTAGGTTATTTTTAATAGAATCTGGTACAAATGGACCATATTTTGGTTTTATGGTCACAAAAACTTTTCCAAATTGAGGTGGATTCAATTCTTCACCTCCAAAAACAGAAACTGACTCAGTTTCTGGGTAAATTTGAGGAATTATTGCTTCAAAATCAGCTGATGTGACTGCTCTATTTTGTGTAGAGTATTTTTTAGGTGCATAATTCTTAATTGAGTCAATTGACTCAATATCTTTACCTCCTAAAGCCTCAGAATCTGTACTAATGATAGAAATTCCACTATTTACTAAACCATTATTGTTATCTACAATTCTTCCATTAAAACTAAAGGAAGAAACTCCATTTGCAGCAGCACCATGTGTAGCAATATAGGAAACGTCAATATAATTCAGTGCATTTAACTTTTCACCAAAGACTCCATCACCAAAAAGTAACTCATATCTTTGATCTTCCACTTCTTGAATAAAATATACCCTAGAAGTAGATGTAATATCTATTATAGTGTCAGAAAATACGTATTTTCTTGAAGTTGTACTTGCTTCAGTGTCTCTTACTGCAACTTGAATGGTAGAAGTATCAATATTTGGGTTATCTAAAATATATTTTGATGGTGGAGCAGGGTTTAAAGCAGAAACTGTGAAATTTGAGGTCAAAAATGTACCTTCATGAATCTCTACACCAGAAAAAGTAGCAATTCCATTGACAACAGGCACTGTAACATCACTCGGAACAGCAAAAGCATAACTTTCTGACCCAAATACTGATGCAGAAGTGGCAGCAATACCTTTTTTAAGTGTTAGGGTGACTGGTTTAGTGGTAAATCCAGTTGTATCTACTAAAAAACTAACAATTGCCTTAGCAGCAGTCTTTGATCTAGGTGTATAACCAATATTTCTTGCTAAAGATACTACATTTTCCCTTAAAGTTGCACTATCAATGAAAATCTCATTGCTAACCATGTTAGCGTTATAAGAAGATATGTAAGTATTGTATGCTAATAGGTCTATAATAGTAGAAAGATTGGATCCTTCAAAATCATAGTCAGTAAAATTAGAATTTGCCTTCAAATATTGCCTAAGAGAAGACTTTATTTGGTCAAAATCTAAATCTGTGAAATTTACTAGTGCCATTTTATCTAGTTGCCTGTAGTGCAAATGTTAATTGTTGTGGAAGTGCATCAATTCCCACTATCGTATAACTAATAGTCACATCAAAAGCATTGTTGTCGTAGTTTGGAACAGCTTTAACACTGATTAATCTTACTCTTGGTTCATAATTACGTATAGTTTGTTCAATTTCATCGCTAATTGAAGCTGCGGAAATGTCATCTAGGTTATCAAACAGTGATTGACTCACTTTAGAACCTAAATCTGGGTTAAAAAACCTTTCACCAGGGTATGTTAGTACTAAATTTCTAAGAGCACGTGATATTGCATTGTTATCTTTCATACCAATCAAGTCTAAATTGACAGGATTGACCTGAAAAGACATACTAATGTCCTTAAACCCCTTACTAACCCTTTCTACAGGCATGAAACAACGGTAAATATAAGTTATTTATGGGTCAAAAAAAGTGTTATAGATAGTGGGTACATAAGCATTTGTCAACTTCATGTACTTTATAGTATGAAACCCCCTTATGTCACACTAGTGGTAGGGGGTTTTTTTGCGATTACTTGTATAAATAAACACTGACAAATGTTTATGTAAAATGTTACAAGCAAAAGAGAGGAATTCTACGGAATTCCTTGCATCTATTATCGTAGAAGAATTCCCCCATTATGAAATTTTAGTACGTAGACTAAATGATTCATTAGATGGGGGAACTAGATGGTATAAAAGAGATAACGTTATAGTAAAGTAATTATCTTCCTTGTCCTCTATACCTTTTCTTAGGTTTATTAGCACTAGTGGCAGCATACTTAGTATGTTTGCCTTTACCTTGGT